TACCAGCAGCTGTAGCAGTTTCAGGTGATGTAACCTTAGCAAATTCAGGTGCTGTAACTATAGCTAATGATGCTGTAGAACAAGCTATGATAGCTGACGATGCAGTAGGAGCTGACCAACTAGAAAGTAATGCAGTAGTTAATGCTTCTGTAGCATCTGGAGCAGCTATTGAATTTACCAAACTTGAAAACTTAGATAGTACAAAAATCTTAGTTGGTAATGGTAGTAATAAAGCTACTGAAGTTTCCATGTCTGGAGACGCTACTATAGCAACAACAGGTGCTGTCACTCTTGCAAATGATTCAGTTGAAATAGGAATGATAGGTTGTGAACAAACAACCATAACAGATAGTGACTCTCATATTCCAACTTCTGGAGCTGTTGTAGATTATGTAGCAGCACAGATAGCACCTATTGGTGGTTTAGAAGTTATAGCAGATGATGAATCATTCCCTAATACAATCCCAGCTGCTGGTGTTGTAATTAGTATAGCTGACGCAGCTGGTTTACAAGTTAATTCTAGTGGTGTCTCTACTAATGGTGATACACTTGATAATTCAACTGTAACAATTAATAACTTTCCTACTGAATTAAGAGGTGGAGAAGGTACTAATGCTGATCCATATGTATTTGCATCTGGTGCTGGTTTGATGGTTACATCTACTGGATCAGGACAGGTTTATAACTATCACCAAGCATTAATAAGGGAAGCAGACTTTGTACGCTTATCAGCTGATATTGATGACTTTAACCAAAGATATCGTGTAGCTGCTGCAGCCTCTGGTGTAAGAACAGGTGTTTGTGGAGCTAATGGAACAGGTTCAGGTAACTATCCTTGTGATGGTGATATGTATTGGAACACAGCTGCTGATAAGATGTATGTCTATGATAAAGCAGGTGATAGTGGTACAGGTAACTCAGATATAGATAATGCTTGGAGTGAAGTAAGTTCTGTAGGTGAATTCAAACTGCTTGAGTTAAAAGATGCAGCTGATGATAGTTCTCCTACTTATGATGGTGGAAACGCTAGATCTTATAATCTAAAATTACTAGGTACATCAACTGCAGCTAGTGTTACAAATGCTGCTCAGTTATTAATCAGTGTAAACGGTGTAATACAGAAAGCTAATTCAGGTACTTCTGTATCAGGATCAGGTGGAGATGAAGGTTTCTGTCGGGTAGATGCAGATACTATAATGTTTGCTACTGCACCTGCTAGTGGTTCTTCAGTCTTTATAGTACAAATTGGAGCTGCTACTGATCTTCAAGTTCCTGCGGATGATAGTGTATCTCAAGCTAAAATACAAAATGGTGCAGTAGATACAGCTCAATTAGCTGCAGATGCTGTAGATGGTACAAGAATTGAAGATGATGCTGTAAACTCAGAACATATAGCAGCTGGAGCAGTAGATTTAGAACATATGTCTTCTCAATCCGTTGATGAAGATAATCTTTATATAGATAACGCTGGTTCTAACGGACAATTTCTATCAAAACAAACAGGTGGAACTGGTGGTTTATTATGGGCTACTCCCCCTGATACTAATACTAACGTCTTAGCAGGTGGAACTATAACTGGTGATGTTATCTTTGATAATGCTACTAATGCTGGTAATGATTTGACATGGGATATGTCAGATAATGCATTGGAGTTTGCAGATGATACTAAAGCTGTATTCGGTGCTAGTGGGGATTTAGAAATATACCATGATCCAGATATTAATGTCATTAATGCTGCTAGTGGAAACTTAGAAATAAGACACGGTGCTGAGAAAAATATTGTTGCTACTAATGATGGTTCAGTAGAACTCTACTATGATAATGTAAAAGAACTAGAAACTAAATCAGGTGGTGTAAAGCTAAACGGACACTCTGAATGTGCTGTTAATGCTTTAGGTAATGTTAATAGTGATCCTACTTTTGTCTTTACTGTTGCTAACTATATTACTATGACACTTACTGGTAACGTTACGGTTCAGAACCCAACAACAGAATCCGTTGGGCAGTCGGGGTCGATAATAATTACGCAGGATGGTACTGGTTCAAGGACTTGTGCATGGCAAAGTCAATTCAAATGGACTGGAGGTACTGCACCTACTCTAAGTACAGCAGCAAATGCTGTTGACCGTATTGACTACCTTGTAGTAGCTGCAGACCAGATACATTGTGTAGCTAGCTTAGATGTGAAGTGATATGTTTGATAATAATTTACGAAGAGGTTCCGCTGGTGCAGCTGGTGGTGCCTATGAAATAGAAAAATCTTTAAGGTTTGATGGTAGTTCAGCATATTTAACAAAGACTCCTACTGCTGGAGATAGAGATGTTTGGACTTTCAGTTGTTGGTATAAACCAGCTGGTGGTCCTGAAGGATCTACTAATGCATTCGTTCTATTTCAAGCTGATTCAAGCACTGTTGATACTTATCAATTTAGTGACTCTAAATTAAATATGACGATCCAATCAGGATCAAATACAGATACTGCTTCAAGTGGAGTCTTTAGAGATGGCTCTAGTTGGTATCATATTTGCTCTTCTTATGATGGTTCTCATTTAAGATTATACATTAATGGGGTATTAGATAAAACAACATCTAATTCTGGAGATGCAAAGATAAACAGTAATGTCGCTCATTACATTGGACAAAATGGCGGTAGTGCTCGCTATTTAGGAGGATACTTAGCAGAGTTTCATTTTGTAGATGGTACTGCTAAAGCAGCCTCTGATTTTGGAGAAACAAATGCAGATACAGGGCAATGGATTCCAAAGAAATACACTGGTAGTCACGGTTCTCAAGGGTACTACTTAAAATTTGATGATACTTCTAACTTTGGATTAGACTCCAGTGGGAATGGTAATAACTGGACTGCTAATAACTTCTCAGCTTCAGCAGGTGTTGGTGATGATTCATCATTAGATACTCCAACTAATAATTGTTGTACGATGAGTAACACTGATCATGGTGGGATAACAGTAAGCAATGGTGGCTTAGATATGGGTGGCAATACTCAAGATAAACATGTCAGAGCATCTTGGGCTTTACCTGAATCTGGTAAATATTATTGGGAAGTTACAGCAACTACTGTTACATCTCCTCATTATCAAGGTGTAGGGATTGCTCATATTACTGCCAGTATGACTAGCGCAGCCTTTGCAACTGATGGCTTTAAAATGTACGCAGCAACTGGAGAAAAGTATCATGATGCTGATAGTGGAACTGGCTTCGACACTTTTGATGATGGAGACGTAATTAGTATTGCAGTTGATATGGATGCAGGGAAAATATGGGCTGCAAAAAATGGTACTTGGCAAGCCAGTGGTAATCCTGCTACAGGTGCTAATCCTATGTATGATAATTTCCTTGCATATAGTACAATTAAACAATGGCATCCCTCTTGGCATTCCTTCAAAAATGGGAATGTAGCAAGTTTCAACTTTGGTCAAAGAGCCTTTACCCATACTGTTCCTACAGGATATGGTCCTTTAAGTGTTGCAACAATACCTGAACCAACAATCCTAAAAGGTAGTGATCATTTTTTTACTAAGCTTTATACAGGTGATGATGCTTCAACTCATGCAATTACTGGAGTAGGTTTTGCACCTAGTTTTATTTGGGTAAAACGAAGAAGTCATACGAGTAATAATTTTTTAGTTGACTCAGTTAGAGGCGGAACTAGATACCTTCCATCGGAATCTGACGACCCAGAAACAGATGATAATACCGTTACTAAAAGTCTAGATGCTGATGGATTTACTCTTGGTAGTTATGATGGAATTAATGGAGATGGAAAGACTTTTATTTCTTGGAACTGGAAAGGCGGTTCTACAGTAACTAATGAGACTGGTTCTATTGACTCCCAAGTGAACGCTAATCCTTCAGCAGGATTCTCTGTTGTTAGTTATACAGGGACAGGATCAGATGCAACTATTGGGCATGGGTTAGGGGTGGTTCCTGATGTAATTATCGTTAAATGTAGAAGCCATACGGCAAACTGGGGTGTTTTCCACAAATCTCTTGGTGCTAGTTACATAGTCCAGTTAGATGTCCAAAATGCAAAATGGCAAGACAGCGGAGTTTTTAATGATGTTCTACCTACCTCAACAGTATTCTCCGTAGATGGTGGATCTAGTATGTCTGGTCTAAGTGGTAAAACGTATATTGCTTATTGTTTCAGTGAAGTAGAAGGGTATAGCAAGTTTGGCAGCTATGTCGGGAATGGAAGCTCAAATGGTCCTTTTATTTCGACAGGGTTTAAAGTAGATTATTTTCTAGTGAAAAATGCTTCCACTGGATCTACTTCTTGGAGACTATATGATATCAAAACAACTGGTCATAATCCAGTCAATAAAATATTTTATCCTGATGATACTCTTGCGGAAACCGCCACTATTCATCCAGTGGATCTAAATAGTAATGGAATAAAAATAAGAGGAACTGTTACCGAGACTAATACAAATGGCGATACATACATATACATGGCTTTTGCTGCACGACCTTTCAAATACGCCAACGCACGATGACACAATTTAAAGAAACAGATCACAACACAATAATAAAGCTTGATAAACCTTTTACCCTCAGAGGTATCAAGTATCCAGCTAATTGGCTAAGGCTAACAACACTGGATGAAAAGAAAGCAATCGGACTAGTGGAGGTAGCTGATTAATGTCAGTAACACAAGTAAAAACTGCAGGTATAGCAGATGATGCTGTAACCCTTGCAAAACAAGCAGCTGGTACTGATGGCCAAGTAATAACATATGATGCATCTGGTAACCCTACAGCAGTAGGACCAGGATCAGATGGGCAAGTATTAACCTCTACAGGAGCTGGATCACCTCCAGCTTTTGAAAACTTACCAGCAAGTAATAACTATACACACCCTAATCATAGTGGAGATGTTACATCTTCTGGAGATGGTGCTACAACAATTGCGGATAATGCAGTTACTCTCGCTAAAATGGCTCATGGTACAGATGGTCAAATAATCACATATGATGCATCTGGTGCTCCTACTGCAGTTGGACCTGGAACGGATGGACAAGTACTGACCTCAACAGGTGCAGGTTCACCTCCAGCATTTGAAGCTATACCAGCGAGTGGTACACCAAACAATTTGATAATTAATGGTGCATGTGCCATAGCACAAAGAGGCTCCTCATCTACAAGTACTGGTTATAAAACTGTAGACAGATTTAAAATAGATACAGGTGGAACTGATGAGGCAGTAACACAAGCACAACACGGTTTAACTTCTTCTGATACTGGACCTTGGGAAAAAGGTTTTAGAAGCTCTATACATTTGACAAATGGAAACCAAACAAGTGGAGCAGGTGCGGCTGATTGGGTTGAACTAGATTATAGTATTGAAGCTCAAGATCTCGCTAATTCTGGATGGGATTATACGGAGACTTCTAGTAATATAACTTTATCTTTTTGGGCGCAAGCTAGTGTTGCTCAAACTTATTATGTTTACCTACAAACAGTAGACGGCACAGCGCAATTATATACATTTTCTTTTGCTTTATCCGCTAATACTTGGGCAAAAGTTACTAAAACAATTCCAGGAGCTGCCAATATAACTTTTGATAATAATAATGCTTTAGGTTTAAGGATTGGTATTGTTCCTTTTTACGGCACTGATTATACTACTTCAGGTTTTACATTAAATACATGGGCTGCACATGGAAGTGGCAATCAGATGCCTGATATGACATCTACTTGGTATACAACTAATGATTCAACATTTGAAATTACAGGCCTTCAACTAGAAGTAAGCGATACGGCTGGAGAATTTGAGCATAGATCGTATGGCGAAGAACTAGCTAGGTGTCAGAGGTATTTTGAAAAAGAAGTATTCGGACCTGCGGGTGGTGGTTATTATGGTGCAGCATCAGGCGTAGGAACTAAATATAATGGTGTTTGGAAATTCGCTGTAACCAAAAGAGCACAACCAGCCATGACGCCAAAAGGTAATGTATTGAATAGTTCTAATGGTTCAGGCTCTTGTACACTATTTACAGGTTTACATGGCTCCCAACTATATAATCAAAATGCTACCTGGTATTGGCAAGGTAGTGACGGTGATGATATTTTCTGGGCAGATGCGGAGATTTAACTATGACACAAACTAAAGATTACAAACAATTTAAAGGGATGGATGACACTACAGTTGTAGGTGTCATTCGAAAATCTGATGGAACGTTCATTCCAAATTCTACAGATAACAGAGATTGGAATGAGTACTTAGAGTGGGCTAAAACTAACACAGTGGAAGCAGCTGATTAGTGGATATACCTAGAGCTAACCTACCTAAAGCTTTAGACATCCCTCAGATGTACTTTAAACCGCCTACAGCGGACGTTCCGGCCTATAAACCTATGATCGTACCCCCAGCCGATTTGGAGCGTCCTGAAGAGACTGAGGCGGAAGAAACAACAGAAGAGCCAGAAGCTCCTACTTTAAAGATTCCTGTATTAGATATACAGATGCCAATACCTGAAACAGCGGTAGTGGTGACAGCTGTAACAACAGCAGTGGTGGCAGTAGCAACTACTTCTATTACTCAGACATTATTTGAACCTATTAAGAAGAAAGTACAGAAACAATTACAAGCTAAAGTTAACAAATGGAAAGAAAACCGGAAGAAAAAAAAGGACTCCTCGGAAAACTCAAAGAAGGTATAGAGGACCAAGAAGCCCAAATCCAGATTCTAGGAACATTCGTCCGACTTGGCGTAGTTGTCTGGAGTGGATTCATAATAACTTTAAATTATATTGAAATCCCAGTGGTTAAGAAATCTGGTAACTCAGATATCACCTTTGTTGCTAGTGTATTTACAGGAGCACTTGCGACATTTGGCTTGACCACTGGAAATAAGAATGGTAAAAGTAGTTCACCTGTAAACTGCCCTATGATTAAGAAAAAGGAAGAATGAAGAAATGGCTTTTACTCTTCCTACTAGCATCCCCCTCGGTAGTAAGAGCAGAGCTCGTGACCCCTCAATTCACCCAAGGGTCGATGA